AAAGCTTTTATCTAAACTAGCTAGTAAATCCATAGCATTATCAACGACAGCTTCAGAAGGTTTTTCATCTTCTCCTGCATCGTTTGGTATGCCATGAGTATTTATGTTGATTAGTAACTTCTTAACTAATTGAAGCGGATCTTCTTCACCAGCAACCTCAGCAAGTACCTGATACATTTCTAATCGTTTTTTAATCTGTTTATTTACGTAACCTTTTTGTCCTTTCCCTTGCTCCTCTAAACGAGTTACAAAGTTATAAAGGACCTTATCATTGTTAGGGTTAAGCTCAATTTGAAGCTTTTTCTTTTGTAAGTTTGTCAAAGATATCACATCCTAAATAGTAGTATCCTAATAGGTTAGCTTCTTGACCATTTTCTAGAACCGCAAATGTTGGGAATTGCTCTTTTTTCTTCTCAATACGCTTTTTATGAAGCGCAGCCATTCCACCAGTCCAAATAATTTCATCGTATACAGCTAAGTTGAACTTTTGAGAAACTTCACGTAACGCTGCATCGAAATGCCGTTGTAACTCTTCATCAACCTTCTCAGCTACGTCTTTATGAGTGTATAAATCGTATAGAGAACCATTGTACTTATAACCGTTCTCAAGGATGTAGTGCATGTTAGAAACGCTTAAATCAGGAGTTTCACCAATGTTATCGCGGACGATTTGCTCAATAGCCATGAACGCTTTCTCACAACCTAATTCAGTTCCTAAACGATCAATAACAGCATTACCAGACATATCAGTAACATCGAATGTACCAAATCCACCATCGATAATAAGAATACGATCTTCTTTTTTAATGATGTCTTTTTTTACCAAGTAGTATTGTGTTCCTACTGGCTGCGGAATTACTAAGCATTCTTTTACTTTGATCGTGATTAATTCACCGTTTACTTTTACTGCTGTTTCTTCCATAGATACCTTACGGATTGATTCGCGTTGATTACCAAAATGAGATACTGGAAGACCTGTTACAAGTAATGGAATAGTGACGTTCTTTTTAAAGTCTTTTGCAATGAATCCGAATAGCTGTTTTTTAAACGTTGGATCCTCATAACGTTTTGCTTTGTTCTCGCCAAGGGCACGAATTAATGGAAGTTTTGATTTTCTAGCTTCTTCTCCTATGTAGTAAGGGAAGTCAGTGTTTGTTAGTTCAATTTTTGTGAAACTAGCTTCGTTGTAGTAGTCATCCACTGGTGCTAACACCGATAATTCTGTAATAACATCTGCCTCTAGTGATTTGTTTTTCTTTGAAGCGCGCTTTGTAAAGCCGTTTCCTAAGTCAATCGCATATGGATTTCCTAATAACATATATATTCCCCTTTCGAAACCAATGATTAATCATTGATATTTTTGATTCTAACAGATACTTACGTTTAAATTCAATGAAATATACCAAAAACACTAAATTTATTATTGGTTAATCATTGATTATTAGTTTGCAAGGTTATAGGGCATCGCAAAGGCTTCGCAATATTAATAAAAATGCATGTTGCGAGGTAGGGAAGACATAGGCTTGTCCTCCCTAAGATTCGTCAATCCTCCCTAAAGGTTTTATCAACAATAAAAAAGAAGACAAGCTTCACGCTTATCTTCCTGCTTCTTGTAACTATATGAAACTTGTATTACAATTGATGTAGAAATTAATCGAATAAATGAGAAAGAGCCCTAAATCCTCCGCGACCAAACTTTGGATTTAAGACTCTCTGATAAGTTACACAAGGTGTATACCCTGTTGTTAATTAATTTATGTCTCTATGATATCAAATTTAATCAATAAGGTAAATACTTTTATATCCTTGTGTGACTTCCTTTTATTCTCAAAAGGAGGTCTATTTGTGTTAGCTATAAGGAAACACCAGGAATCGTTCATTGATGAGTGGCATGAATGCTACTTGTCAGAACATAAAAAGAGTGGGTATATAGCCGTTTTAGATTTAAGCGGTAGCGAGAAGAAACAATTATGGATAGGCACGAACGACATTAAAACTCTTTCAAATATGTCTAATCCTTCGAATAAGGATTTTTATATGTCTTTGAATAGCTTTGTATTTGGAAGCAGGAAAGCGACTGATTTAAAACAAATACGGAATATCGGCGTAGATTTAGATTTTTACAAGTTAGATATTTCAAAAGAATACGTGATTCAAAACTTACAAGATTTCATTGCAGAAGGGATGCTCCCTTGTCCTAATTTAGTTATGTATGGTCGAGGAATGCAACTGATTTACACTGTACAAGGTGGCGCGGCTCCACAAATGGCATTTTTATCTCAATACATAACAAACCATTTTATAAAAATGTTGATGCCATTAGGTGCAGACGGATCATGTAGCGACCTTTCAAGGGTTCTGCGCATGCCATATACAACGCATAGTAAAACTGGAAAGCAAATAGAACTTGAAATTTGGACAAGACGTGAACACGATCTACAAGAGTTATATGACTATGTACCACCTTTAGAAAAGAAGAGACAGCCGAAACGAACTGCTACACGTAAAAAAGGGTCAATTTCGACACTACCTTCTCAAAAAGGGGTAATGAACCTTTATAGTTTAAATACAAAAAGGAAATCTGATTTAGAGAAGATTGTGGCGCTCAGAAATGGCGAAATAGAGCATAGACACGACATGACATACATTTACGCCTTCACGACAGCTTTGATCGTTAAAAACCAAATAGCGACGTTAGAAATGACATTTCAGATAAATGATAAATTTAAAGAACCGCAAACGAGAAAAGAAGTAGAAAGAACAGCAAAAGATGCGTATAGAGACGCTATAAAGTTTTTCGATGCGTTTGCGGAAAATGGGTTTACAATGCGAGGGTTAGCGTCAAATTTAATTAAACCAATGAAAACCGAGACGATTTTTAAAAAATTAGACATTAAATTAACAAAAAAAGAACTTGAATTGATGGATACATTAATTGATTCTGAGGAAAACAAACATAGAGATAAGCTAAGAAAGCGGAAAGTCCGTAGTTCTGTTAGCTTAGAAGAACATAAAAAAGCTAAAAACAATGAGAAAGATGAAAAAATTAAACAACTAAAAGAAATTTTGAAAAACAACTTAAAAATTTCACAGCGTAAAATAGCTAAAATGATGGGTATATCAGAGTCATATGTACGAAAATTAAAGAAACAAATATAATGCGCACTCACTGTCCCTTTAAAGCAATGTTATATGTTTTTATTCCATAGGCAATGACTGTCCTTTTAAAGTACTCTCCTTTGATTCTCTTTTTATTCTACCACTCCGTGCGCACTTGTTGTTCTTTTTAAACTGTCCCTTAGTGTGTCCCTTAAAACTAACGTTTTTATACTTACTTTCGCTTAGAACCTCCTATTCGGGGGTTTTTATTATGGTGGGGATGGTAGAATAGGCCTTATTGCGGAATTTGGTTTTACACATCGGATATAGTACGTGAAATTATAGATTGATATTGAACATATAGTGTTTTATTTGAAAGGGATTCTATAACATTCAGATATATACAAAATAAAAAATATATGCTACATTATTCCAGTAATGATAGTTTATCGAGTGGGATTGTCAACCTACCTCTGGTAAGTTAACTAAAATCAAGCAACCTTTTATCAACCATTGCTGTTGATTTTTAGTTCTTATTAGAAGGAGGTGATACATGTGAAAGAATTGATAGGGGCTGTATTATTGTTTTTAATGGAAAGGTACTTCATTGAACCTTTCGTTGAATATATAGAACAAAAAACGCGGAATTTATCTATTTTTACATATGTAAAAACCACTCAAGCTATGAACGTAGCTGTAGAGTGGCTAAGAGTGCTAAAGATAGTTACTTTTAGTTATGTTCCGTTCACTCACTAATAAGTGAGTATTACATAGAACAGGGTGTCTCAACCACTCTGTTCTCTTGCAATTATGCCTCTGTCTAATGTATATTATACACTCATTTGAAAAGTTTTGCATTTCTAATGAGATATGAAGGAGGAACTAATATGAAAATTGATCTTTTTAAACTATTTATAAAATCAACAATATTATTTGTTTTAGCGTTAGTTATAGCGGATAAATTTCTAGGTTATACAGGTATAAAAACGATGGTTTATGCGTTAAGTTTAGCAATAATTATTCCGTTAGTTAGTCTAGGGATAGATTATATTAAATATCATTTCACCGAAAAACACGTTTAAAAGTTAATTTGACGTGTTTTTTTATAAAGAAAAGACACTCTAAGGTGCCTTCCTCCGACTTGAACCACTTTAATTTTAATAATATATATTGGAATCACATCCAATATTATTTTACCATGTTAACTTATTTTATACATTGAGAAAAAAGTAAAAGCACTCTTTCGAGTGCCTTCAACTATTCTACTTTTAACTTAATTTCTTTACCCGTCATACCGCCACGAGCTTTTAATACTAATCCTTGCGCGTCAGCAGGAACGTCAAAGATGATTTTACCTGTTTGAGTTAAACCAGGGTTAAGTTGTTTTAAGAAGAAATCAGATTTACCGCCATTACCTACATCAAAAGCCGTTTGAGCTTGTGTGGAATATTTGAATTCGCGATCTTGATTATCAACTAATTTGAAGCTGTTAGCATCAACAGTGATAGCGTCTTTTTGGTTATTAGTGATAGAAATTTCTACGATTTTAAATACACCTTGTGCTTTTTCACTTAAATATTGGCCACCTACTGAATCTGTTGATTCAACAGAACCTACAGCGATTTTAACTTTAGAAGATTCGCCCTCTTTAGAAAGTTCCTTTTTAGGTTCTTCTTTTTTAGGCTCAGTTTTAGTTTTTTCCTTCTTAGGTTCATCTTTCTTCGTTTCTTGTTTAGCCTCTTGTTTCGGCTCAGTAGAAGCTGTTTTAGTTTCTTCTTTATCCTTACTGCTATTACCGTAAGCGCCAAGTACTACGATAACAACGATAACCCAGAACCACCATTTTTTGTAGAACGGTTTTTTCATTTTTGTTTCCTCCATTTATGTAAGATGTAAGATTTCAAATCTTATCTTAGCAAACAATCTATCATAACCCTGTCATATTTTGTCGAATAAAAATAAAAAAGCCCCTAACATATCGTTAAGGGCTGCGGCATATACCGCAATCTAGGGAGTAGACAACTCCTTAGCTGTGGATGATTAACTGCTCACATTAGCAATGGCATGAGCTTTCGTAACAGTTAGTCAAGGCGGATTATAGCATTTCCTTGTGTTGGTTGATACGAGTAAAACATGGGTTGCATGACAATAAATGGATATGCAATATTGCATATTTCTAAAAAACGCATAAAATCAATGAAAACACTCTATTTTTCACTAATTTCTTACTCCGCAAGAATATTTTACCTCTATTATTGGAAAATGACGGGATGTAAAATATAGTCAAACGGAGATGGTAAGCGTTTTAATTACAGTGTTCCCACATAAAAAAAGAGAGCTAAATTAGCTCCCTTGATTAGAACGTTTCGGGGTTATCTCTGATCATTTGAATTATTAATAGCAATTGATTACAAAAACGTTCTTTCTGATTGTCGTCTAACGCCCCGTACGTCGACCTAGCCTCGGAAATGACTTGTTGTATTGGTTCGTCTTGAAAGTTGTTAGAGAAGCCAACAAGGACGTCCAAAGAAACATTGAAAAAGGAGGCGATACTTGCTAAAGTTTCAATATCAGGTTGAAACCGACCAGTTTCCCAATTCTTAATTTGACTCTGACTCAAATTAAGTTTTTCAGCTAACTCAGCTTGTGTTAAATCACGTGAATTCCTTAAATATTTTAAAGTTTTTCCAAAGATTATCATAATAATTAAAGTATAAATATTACACTATCATACTACTACAATAAGTCGTTTTATTAACTAAATGAAAATATAAGTTGTTAAACAACTAATACTAGAACAAAAGTTCTTGTTTGTGGTAAAATATTCATATGGGTTAAAAACGTTGATACAAAGCGGTTTCTCAATTTTCTCAATAGTTTTCAGACAACTATACGACTGAATATTGGGAAATTTGTGGTATTATGAAAACAATAAAAAAACGGACGTAAAAAAAGACCCACGGTGTAAGTAGTGTTGGACGCACTCTTACACTGCCCCCTACCATCCTAGGGAACATTGTCGCGGATCTCTTACATAATTATAACACATCTTAGATTAATAGTGGCGCGTTTTCCTTTATATGTAACAAATTGGGGTTTACGTGTCTTTTTGTCCAAAGGGAGGACAAAATGAAGTATTGGTTAGCTAACATTATTGATCAAATTGATTTTCAAAGAAAAAACAGAGAAAACATTGCTAAATTGTTAGGGATAAGTGGCCCTGCATTCTCCAAGAATTTATCAGGAAAGACTGAATTAGGATTTTTGAACATGGTTAAGTTAGTTGAACATTTATTTGAAGATCCATTCGAAAAGACTTACATGATTCACGATTTTTGTAGAAGAACTAATAATAAAAAGAATATACGGATAGCTATGGAGTATGGAAATGCGTTAGGCGATTTAGAGTTGTTAAGAATAGCGATTCAAAGAGGCATTACTTCCAACAATGTAAAAACGTACGAGTGGGCTCGTGTATATGAGCTTGTATGGATGAGATCAAAGAAAATAATTAGTAATGCTTCTTTTATTGAAGAGTTAGAAGAAAGAAAAAAAAGTAAAATAGCGAAAAATGAAGAAATGAAAATAATGCTTGATATTTTAACACTATACACAATGTACGATTTAAGGGATTTTAAAATTTTAAACAAACGCATAGAAAATCTACAATGTAAAATCGAAAAAATATCAAATGAATTCATTAGGGATTTATATAGTAATAGAGTGAAAGAATGGTACGCATATGCTTTGTTAATGGACGAGCAAATTGAAAAATCCAGGGAAGTATGTCATAGCATATTAAATGTTTATGATGACCATGGTTATTTACATCTTCTAAAAGTATCTACCTTAGGGTACTTAGGGGAATCGTATGTAGATAATTACGAGCAAGCAACATGGTATTTGAATAAGGGAATTAATTTG